AATATAAGGAAAATGGCCACCTCACGTGGTGAAAATAAAAATAAAAATAAAGAGATAGCGATAAAATTTGATTTTTATCAAATTTTATCGCTATCTTTATTATCAGGAGTACTTATGTCCCGGACTCTTTATTTGAACATTTTTCTTTTATAGAGTGTGATAAACGTTACAAACATTAACGTTAATGCCACACCAACTGTTCCGTACCATGTTAGTTTCGGTAAATCAACGTTCATACCAAAGAAACTGAACACCAATGTCGGAAGCGTTAAAAATACTGTAAACAGTGTTAATATACGCATAATATTATTCATTTCATTTGCAATTAATGATGAATAAGAGCCGGTAATACTTTCTAGGATGCGTGTGTAAAGTTCCGTCGTATTCAAGGCCTGCGTATTTTCAATCATTAAATCTTCCAGCAATTCTTTATCTTCTTCGTAAAGTTTAAGTGAACGTGATCTGAATATTTTTTTTATTGTATCACCATTTGCAGTGAGTGATGTTAAGAAATAGACTAAACTCTTCTCAATCTCCATCAATTCATACAGCTGCTTATTCGTTAAGGAGTGTCTTAAATTTGCTTCAATCTTAATACGCTCACGATTTATCTTCTTTAATGTGTTGTTGTATTTCGTTGCAACTGTAAGCATCACTTCCAGCAGGAATCGAGATTTCATTCGAAGATCGAAGGTCAGATTCACAATCTTATTGAATAGATCGTTTTCTCTTGAACAAATCGTTATAATATAACCTTTGCTTAATATGATACCGATAGGCACTGTAATATACGATTCTGTCTGCCTTATATTCTTATCCAGCACCGGAAAATCCGTTGTCACTAATGTACTATTAGAATCTTCGTCATATTCAATACGTGCACCTTCCTCTGGATCTAGTGGATCCTCAAGAAATTCGATTGGAAAATCAAATGCTTCTGCAACTTCTTCCATTTCTTCACGGGAAGGCATGACAAGGTTAACCCAGTTATTCGTCTGATACTTCTCTGCTTTAATAATCGTGCCTTCTTCTGAATTAATATATGTAGTAATCATTTGCCCACCTCCATGATATCAACATTAAAATCTTATAATAACTTCCACGTAAAATCTATAGATAATTAGAAAAAATAAAAAGATTGGGTCACCCCAATCTTTTTATTTGTGAATATTATCCAATCGAGCCTTCCATTTCGATTAATTTATAGTATTTCATATTTTTATAATATTGTAAACATTGTAAAACCAATGTTTCTTATCTGTCTGAATTTATATTTTTTCTGTTTACTACATTTATTGGTATCAAAAATGGTATCAACGGTATCAGAAGATAATCATATGTTCATTATAACAGAAGAAAATCATATTAAAAGTATCCTATCATTTTAGATAAGGTGCTTTCCGGCTATTTAACCGAATCTTAAAATATTCGGGTATATGACCGAAATAAAAAAAGCCCTACACTCTAATTTGAGTGCAGGGCTTAATTCAAAAAATACCACTTTTTTAATTTAAGGTTATTTAATTGTGTCTTTGTGTACCCAACCATTATTGCTAGGCGAGTAAGTTCTGCACCAAATGTTACCTTGTGCATCTTGAATCTCTTCAAAGATATAGACAATCTCGCCTTTTTTAAGCGTTCCAATTTCTTTGTTGAATGTGTAGTTACTGAAATCACTACCTGCACGCTGTCTTAACGATGCAGTATATTGAATCGTTCCTTTGTAATGTGGTGTCTTAGACCATGCTTTGATACGTTTTGAACCTTTTGATGCAGGTTTTTTAACAGGTGGTGATTGTTTCACAACTTTTTCAGGTGCAGGTGCTACTTTCTTAACAGGTGCATCGCCCTTCATATATTTCACAACCAGATTGTCAATCACAGTCATATCACGTCTATTATAACCACAAGCAGCTAATAGATTCCCTGGATCTTGTTTATCAGCTTGGATATCTTGATGACCTGGCATATTCGTGCGTGGATTAATATCCCACGAATTACATAACGCAGCCATAATACGACATGCATTATCCAATGATTTACGTGATCTATTTTTATCGCTATAGTATGATACTTCAATACCAAATGCTACATCATTAGCATCTGCACCATACCAAGCGTTGTCTGTTGGTGTACTGTAAATCACGTGCCATGCTTTTTCAGTTACAGGAATACAGATAATACATTCAGTGTCATCCACAAAGATATGTGCTGATGCTACGCTTGCCCATGGCTCCATATAAGTATTCTTATAGTAGTCCACGTTCTGTTGTGCTGTTGTATTAGGGTTTCCTGTGTCGTGAAACACTGCGAATTTAGGATTACCGCTGTTCAATCTTTGCCCTGTTCTTCTTGTTCCGATAGGTAAGAAATCTGTATAAACAGGAACACCATTCCAAGTACCGATTTTATTTTTAGCCATAATTATTTTTCCTCCATATTTTCGTTATTTTTTTCGATATCTAATACTTTTTTAAATTCCTGTGCTTGTTGAGCATTGCGAGTGATGTTATTATTTCTCCAATAAGTCCACGCAATAGATCCAATTAAAAATAAGTCACTTAATGTTTGGTAGATAAATGTTTCATCACTTTTAATTAATGGCTTTCCATAATGCGCTAGAGCTGAATTGATTAATGCAATTAACAACACGACTAATCGTGTCAAAGCTAACTGTAATTCTTTATTCATCTGTTTACCTCCATATAAAAAGAACACCTCATCGAGATGTTCTTAAATATTTAATTTCTTTTCAATTTTTTCTAAAGTCTTTGAAATATGTTTGTTTTCAGTTGTTAACGTATGCAATAACTTTAAATCTTCTCCGATTTTTTTAATATCTTCTGATATTTCAGCTTTATAAGAAGTGAAATCGGTTTTCAATTCTGAAATATCTTCTTTGTTACTTTTCACTTCTGCTTCGATCAAAACCATTCTGCCTTCATGTTTCTGCTTATCACTACTCGTCTTTTGATATACGCCTAATACTGTTAAAGCTAAAGGTATAACTACAGTAATAAGCCATAACATTAAATCTCCCTGATCTAATTGCATTTTTCACTCTCCCTTATTTACTCTCTAACGCTTCGATACGCTCAATTAGTTTATCCATACGCTGTTTCAGTGATTCGTTCTCGCTTATCAGTTCTTGTACTGCTTTCGTTAAAGTAGACACATACTCGTAGATGTTGATACCTTCATCATCTTTGACGTGTTCGGGTGTCTCACGTTCAACAATTAACCCATGGTTAAGCGTGTCGTCTCCGTTCTTCAATTTCTCTTTATAATTATATTCATACAACTTCATAGCTTTTACAGTTTCTATACCGTTGATATCCCATTCACGTATGTTCGTCTTCAACTTTTCAGATGAACTGCTTACAACTTCTCCGTATATCTTCGCTGCTTGAAAGTCTGCGAACTTATCTGTAGTGCCTAATTGTGTTACTTTCACTCTTCCGTTAGATTTAGGTCTTAAGTATAAGTGAGTTCCGTTATCCTGAGTATTCACGTCTAAATGGTTCCCGATATATCCTGATGCACGAACAGCCTTATATCCACCATCATTTAAACCATCTGACATGATTCTTAATTCATCTAAATCTATCCCTATATACCCGTTCGATTTCAAAGGGAATTTAAAAGCTAACGCTCGAAGTGGTCTGTATGCGTAACTATCTATTTCTCCGTCTCCAGGGATACCGTATATATTGACCACGCGTCCTTCTGCTCCTGGAGCACATCCTAAATAAACGTTACTTACAGAAGTTCCTAAAGCAGAAGATGTTACGAGTGTATTGTCTGCTCTGAATAAAACCTTTCCTCCATCGTTATATCCGAATACCCCATAAGGTGAGATGGAAACTTTCCTGCCACTACTTACATCAACGAACTCAGCATCTCCACCATTTACATGAAAATAACTCTTTGCTCCCGGACTTGTAATATTAAGTCCGATTAACGATTTACCTACAATACTCTCAGCCACTAACCCCTCAGCAGTAGCGACCATGCGTGGTGTTCTACCTCCATCTGTGGAGATGTACCATCCGGCACTATTTAAACCTACAATATTATTAGGGTTATTCTTATCAATGGCAAATATACCGTTATCCAATACTAACTCAGTACTGACAGATTGTATCTTTTTAATCATCTCTTGTGCCATTACATCAAGTGTGGCGAATGGCAATTTAACGAAACCTTTCATCATATCAGTTACAGTTTTCATAGCTGAACTCATTTTAGAAGCATAACGCTTTCTGATAGACTGACTACCAAAGTCAACATTGCAGTCTTTTAATACATCTTTCTCGTCATAACGTTCTTCTATACCTGTAACACGTATCTCTTGCTTTAGATCAATACGTTCATCAAGTAAGAAAGTTCTGTCTCCAACTGTAGGTATACCATGCGCATATCCCTGCTTACGTAAATCATGTAATGTAGCAGATACTGTGACGTTCAAACTTTCATCCACAGATTCTTTTAATAGCTTATCCATGTACGCAGCATCTTTAATACGTCCATCTATTATAGGTGGAGACATTTCCCTTACTCCTATAATAGAAGCAAGCTTCGAGGTATATGCACGCTTTAAAAGTGATTTATTATAATAATCTTCTTCGCCCTCTTTAAAGTTCCCGAAACCTTTTCTATGCGTATAATATGATGTCGCATCAATCGACTTACTGATGTTCGATGCGTTCAACTTATATTTATATAGAAAGTTCGTGTCGTTCCCTATCATATCTCTTAAATAAACTCTACTACCTACAACTTCAAACTCAACGTTAAATTTATCGATTGCCTTCTTGAATAAATCTAATCGTGATAACCCGTTACCGAAACCATCCCAAGTTGTAGCAGTTCTTTGAGCTTCTAGGATAGGTGTAAACGATGTATTAGCGAATATCAGTTTAAACGCTTCTGAGAATGTGATACTACCATTTCTACGAGGGTGTATAACCGACGTACTAAATTCATCATAAAAAAGAGGCTTCCCCCTCAACTTTAAGTAGAAGGAGTTGCCTTTTGGGATTTTATCGATATATACGATTTTATAGTCGATGTTCTTATATGTGACCGTCCACATTTCGGATATTGAGTTTAGATTGAGTGCGTTATTCTTCTGCTGATGTACCTCTAACTCAATCGTGTGGTCGCCATTTAATTCTTTTTTTATCGTCTTATTCGCAAGTAATGCATGAGTGTTATTTTTTAAATCTGTGATTATGAGCAATTTGTATCACTTCCTTACTTTCTAAATAATCATAGAACTGTATAACTAACATGCACTTGCACACCTGATTTGTCATTCGAAGTCGATATGTCATGTGCTAGATGAACAGAACCACTAGGATTTATAGTTAAAGTGTTGTATTCTTTATTACCACCGGTTACCGGCACTGTAAATACTACCACTTGTTTAGGTCTGTAACCCTCGTCAATGTTAAAAATCGGTTTAGTAAAGTTACCTTCCTTCCCTAAAAAATGTCCTGTGATCGTGACAGTATCCCCAACTTTTATATACTTAACTTTTCTAGAATCTTCGGATTTCCAACCATTCAAAAATCCTGGAGTTTTCCATACAGGATTATTAGGTATCAAACTTACAGTATGAGGTAATCCTTCAACTGAAGCTGTTAGTTTAGACTTAGCTTCTAAATGTAGGTCTTTCTTATGACTACCTACATAATTGTAACCACGTATTGCTCCGATTAGCCTGCTGGAGTCGGTATCAGATTTATTGTATAAAGCTTTGCCTTCTAGTACATAAAAGTAATCTTCAAAATAACTTTTAGCTTTGAAAGTACTTTCTTTATCGAAAACAGGCATTCTTCTATCAATGTAGTTGTTTTCAATTTTTTTCAATCTTACCGAATTTTCGGCAATGGTATTTACTTGAGAATCTATCTCTCTACTTGATTTTTTAGGTACATATAAAAAGTCGTAAACTTTTCTTTCGGTTGTCAAATTGTTATCGATAAGCCCACCAATGAAATTACCATTGTGAATCGCTTGTGCAGAGCCACCACCATCAAGAGAGTATGCATCCATCAAGTTTAAGCTTTTAGCTATTCTAGTAATATCTTCATAAGTCATACCTATATTATTAGACTTTCTACCGTCAGTAACAATCACGTATAAATCTTTATTAGTATTTGTACCCACTACTACCCTAGGATGAGTTTCAGAGTATGAACCTACCTTAGCAAAACTCTCCAGAGGTAGTTCCTGGCCATTCTTAAGTATAGAAGCAAAGCCTGTAAAGCTATTGTATACATTATCCTTTAGCATAGTGTCTGAAGTCGTATCTGGTGGATAGTACTTAAACTCTCTATCCTTAGTTATACCTAGTATCTCATACTTTGAAGGAGTATCTTTATATACTTCTCCGTCTTTTATGTGTATTCCATATAATCCACCGCTATTAAAAATACTAGCATTTACTACAAAACTAGATCCAGTTCTTTCGAAAAACTCCCTAGGAGTTTCTCCTTCACTCTTATCTGTAGTACCTTTCTTTATTTCTATCTTATCCCCGTTCTCATCTTGAAATGGTATGACAGTAACCCAATAATCCGTACTTGAAACTTCGTCTCTATATGATCTTGTGACTATCTCGTTGTAAAAGATATTCTTTTTCACATCATCTAATCCATCGAAATTTAATCGCGATTGTTTAATCCATTTTTCCCCATCGTAAACATATACTGCGTTCTCATCTGTTACTCCTCTGATTTCTTTTAATTCTGCTTCTTTTGGTAAATCATTAAACGTAGCAACTGCTTCTTTTGGTTTGAAATCGTTTTTATCAATCCATCGAGAAATCATCTCTTGGATAGCTTCTGAAGATAATATCTCATCACCTTTTCCGTTTACGAAACCCCACAAGTTCGACATTTCGCCGAATAAATAAGCAAAATTACTATTCACACCATTCACGTTTTCTCTATTTCCTCTGCCTGTATAAATATTTCTTATCCCCATTTAATCCCTCTCCTTATTTATAGTAGTATTTAAAATCAAACTCGATACTACTTAATTTGCCACCTGTTATTGAGAAATTGTTCAACCCCGGTGCAATATCTATAAATGTTAAATTCGTATCACGTAGTATGCTGATGTTGTTTAGTTTGATGTTTAGCCCGTCTAATATTAACGTGCCACTCACTGCTTTATTAACTTTAAATGTTTTACCTGTCGTTAAATTCTTGATGCTGAAACCACTCGATGCACTCACACCTTTAACAGTAATTTTCAAGTACATACTTTCAGGCTGTACTGTCACGTTACCTGCGTTGAATACTTTAAATTCATTTGTGGTAAATGCGTACCGAGTGTTATCGAAGTCGATATTATCAGCAGTACCATGTAAATCAGTATTCTCATCATACGTTTGTGCGTTCAGTTGCATTGTTGTGTAGCGTGTCTGCGCATACGGTAAATCTACAGTAGTCAACTCAATAGAAAATTCATTGATATGTTTTTGATCATCAATCGTAATTTCACTCAAACTTTCAACGTAGTACTGTTTGCCATCTACATATTCACTTGATATGAGTGTCATATCTCCTGCCTTACTACCAATCGTTTCATAATGTACTGTATTATAGTTATTTCGCATTTCACGTATATAATACTGTCCGTCAAACAACTCGTTGATACAGTCACGTAGATGTGCTACGTCATGACCGTAATCTGCTTTAGCCTGGACGATTAATGTTATCTTCCTCGACATGTAGTCATAGCCATAATTAACTACACCACGACCCTCTATTTCAGTTCTGTAGGATTTCTTACTAATCCCACCAATAATAAAAGAAAGCACCTCTAAAGAAGTGCCTGTCAATTCATTATCAGATATTTTATAACTCTTACCATTCTTAATTATTTCCGCATCTATATAATTCATACATTCACTCCTTTAGAACGCTAAACTTTCATCGATTGCATCTTCTGTATTTACGTAACTTCTAATTATCTCTGCATCACCTTCGTTGTGGACAGCTACGTTAACAACTGGTCTTGCTACGTCTATACCACTTGAAATGTCTGCATCGACTGTATTACGTAAATCCTTATTGAGAGAGCCTAAATCTTTATTCATACTTGCGTTGACTGATGCGAAGTCAGGATTGTAAGCATCTATCATATCATTAGCCATATCCATCACACTAGCGACTGCCATTCGTGCATTATCAGTGATACCGATTGCCATACCTTCTGATGTAAATGCCCCGATTTCTCTAAAGACTTTAGATGGTGATGCGATACCAAGTTTTGATTTAGCAGCGTCAATTGCGCCACCAACTGCATCGACTGCCGCATTAACTAAATCTCCTGCTTTATTTTTGATACCGTTAACCATACCCATGATTAAATCAGCACCTGCGCTGATCATGTCGCCAACAAAATCACCAACAGCACTTACCATGTCGCCTAATGCACCTGTTAATGAAGATAATGCTTCAGAGCCACCTGATACAATTTCAGATACGAAGTTAGACATGGCATCGATAACGTTAGAAATCGTCTGAGATGCCCAATCTATGATGGCGTTTAACATATTTCCGAGTGCTTCTACAACCGCATCTTTCGCAGCATTAAACTTCTCGCTAATCCATTGATATGCATTTTGAACAAAATCACTGATGATAGGAAGAATTATGCCGATGATGTTAGAAATCATTGTCATCATAGAATTCCAAATGTTAGAGAGTGTAGACTTTATGGTTTCCCATGCACCCGACCAATCGCCATTAAGTATTTGCATACCTACTTTAACAATCCCGAGAATTAAATCGACTGCAATTCGTATTACGTTTTTTATCATTTCCCACGCTACTTGTACAATCGGAACAATGATCGCCATAGCAACTTGTATTACAGTAAGAATTGTATTCCAAATACGTGTCGCAGTTTGCATGATTAAATCGTTATTTTCATTCCACCAGGAAACTAAAGTCCCCCATATCTGCATTACGAAAGTAACAACTGCTTGTATAGCCATAGAGATGTACTCTTTAATCTGATTCCATATTTCAGTAACTTTGATGCGGAAATCCTCGTTTGTTTGCCATAGATAAACGAACATCCCTACTAATACAGCAATAACAGCAATAATTGCCCACACTGGTGCTGTAATCATACCTAATGCACCACTTAACAAACCAAAGCCGATGCGTACAAAATCAAGTACAGGTGCAAGTTGCATGAACATGCCTAACAAAGTTAGACCGATTGCTACAATTTGTCCTATCATAGGGTGTGCTTCAAGCATTTTTGATACCCAATCAGCAAATCCACTCACCATTTCTAACACTGCCTGTCCAAGTGGAGCGACTGCAATACCAAAATTAACAATCGCCATCACGATACTACCGATTAATCCCATGATCGTCGGACCATTCGTTTGCACATACTCAATAAACTTCTGGAAACCGTCACTTGCAGCAATCGTTGCACTCCATTCGGCAAACTTCGCACTCATCTGTACTAGAGAATCAAATATTGTTTGTGAGTTTGGTGCGAATGCTTTAAATAGATTGAAGATGCCCTCAAATGTATTACCGAATATTTCTCCTATTTTAGGTAAATTCTCTTGCGTATATGCAATGAAACTCTTAATTCCTTCGGCTGTACTTACTTTCTGCGACCAGGCATCGAATTGAGTACCCATATTGAGTAAGCCTTTACCTACCCACTCGAATAATGGTGCTAATTGATTTACAAGATTGAGAAACCCATTGCCGAATCGTCCTAACGCACCGATAACATTTTCGAATACAGATACACCTGTCGTACCCATCATCTCGAAAAACTTCTGTGCAGTTGCGCTTGTTTGCGCCCATTTCAACATCTCTGCTGAAGCGTTCTGCATCGTGGTAACTACACCACTCAAAAATGGTGTTAAACCCTCTAATGCTACTTTCGCAGCGTTCATACCGTTAGCCATTGTGGTAAAGATTCCGTCAGCGTTAAGTGTTACTATCTCTTCCCATTTACTCTTTAATCCATCTAAAGCAGACTGATACGCTTGTGTTGCGCTACTTGCCTGTATAAGCCCATCTTCTAACATTTTGATAGCTGTTGATGCCATAAAACCGAAAGCGTAAGCACCTGCTTGTAAGATAGCAAACGCACCGTATAAACCTATCGCACCTCCACCAACAACGGCTAATGCGTTACCCACTGCCATGATTGTAGGTACTAATGCTGCGACAATAGGTATTATTGCAGTGAACGAACTGAGTAGCCCACCTTTGATTACGTTAGCTCCTACAGTACCAAATGAACGTATACTGTTCGCGAGTTCATCCATATCACTTCCGAATTTATCATTAGCACTTTGAATCTGTCGCCATGCTGCCATGAATTTATTTGTTTTCAGTTCAACTTCTTTTTCGATGTCGTCGGCTTCAAACCGTTTTGCTAGTGCTTCAGCTTTTAACAAGTCACGTCTAAAGCTATTGATATTTGCTTCAATGTCTACTACGACATCATCATCTAAACTCTTTGCCATCGCCATTGCCTTCTTGATATCACGTTCAAAGTCGTCAATATCTGCCATGATTTTAGCAACGAATTCGGCCATATCCATACGCTATCACTCCTTTCTGTTTGCTTTGTTTCGTTCGTCAATCCACTTCTGCATTGCAGCATCTTGAATTTTACGAATCTGTTTACGCTCCCATTTTTTCTTCTTCTGATCTAATTCATAAGACCCTTCAGTCTGATTAATCAATGCACGTTCTTTTTCCAACTTACGGTTGATATCTTTAATGTCCTTACCATTTGTCATACGTGCGTACATTACAGCTTGTAACCTTAAATCTTCTAAAGCGTCTAAACGTCTATGTCTCGCACCCTTAATCATTAGCTCCCACTCTTTTAATGTCATGCAGAGTAAATCGTCTAAAGGTATGTAACCAATCATGCGAGAAGTTGTTTCTACAATGTAATCAAAATCAACTACTTGACGATTTCGTAAGGTGTTTTGCCTGTGATTTCTTGATACAGATTCTTGAACATTTCCACTTGAGCCAGTGATTCTTCTTTTTCTTCTTTCGATTTCGCTCTCGCTGAAGTGTTCATCATGAACCAGTACGTTTTCATCTTTCCCTTAAAATATCCACCTTCATTTAATACTTCTAATGCTGATTTGAAGTATTCGAGCATGTCTGTACCTTTATCGATTTCGTCCATGAAAAACTCTTCGATTTCATCGAATGTGAGTTTATTATTTTTCTCATGAGAGGTTGCGCAATGCCAGAATTGAATTAATTTCTCTACGTCTTGTTGCATGAGCCCCATAAAGATACTTACAACACCATCTGATTCAACTTCTTTACCTTTGTGTTCAGTTTTACCTGCGTATTGTTTTGCTGTACGCGAGAAAGCTACGCTACCTTTTGCTTGATAAATATGGTTATTGATTGTGATTTGATTTGACATGTTATTACTCCTTTATAAATATATTTTTGACAAATAAAAAAAGGGAGCTAATGCTCCCTAAAATTAAACTGTTGGTGCGTTCTGATACGCTACATCTTCGTAGTCGCCTGTTTCCTGTCCGATTGTCTCGTACAGTACTTGCTTAGCAATAGACGCATCTAAGATAACATCAGGTAATTTAGGCTCGTTGCCACGCGCTGAATTTAACTTCACTTTGAATGATGCTTCTAATTCTTCTGATTCATCATCAATCTTAAGTGAACGTGATTCAGGTACGATATAAGCGAATACAGAATTGTGACCATCTTTTTCAACTGGTGAACCTGTTGATTTGTCTGTATACTTTACCACTTTGTTATTGATTAACCATGTACGCATCTGTTCACCACGTTGAATTGCATCAACTAAATCTTGGTCGCGTTTCTCATTTGAATCGTAAGGGAATGTAATCTCGATTGTTTCTTCGAATGATTCTTGAAACCAATCTTTTTTATTACCAACCAAACGTTCTTTAAGGTTATTCTCAATCTCGTGTCCAATTTCAGTTGATGCAGAAATAGCGTAATCTGCTGCTTTAGCTAATGCTTTTGATATTTTTGTTGGAATCGTTACTACTGTCCAATTATTTGCTGCCATTAAATCATCTCCTTATTTTTATATCGCACGTTATGTACGACTGTATAATTCATTCTCACTACACCATGCATCGTCTCTCTATCAATATCAGCGAATACTTGCTGCATCTCTTTCTTGATATGAATTACTTTCGCGTTTGGTAGTAGTGGTGTTTCTTCTAAAAAATAAACCACATCTCGCAATAACTGTCGTGTACTATCAGTCGCAAGATATGGCTTTTCGTTATTTCTGTGATATGCATGTACCGTAACTGAAATTGATTCAGTGTAAGCGTTCGTGCCACGAGTTTCAGTAACATCACTCTCGCCCACAACGATATAACTGAATTTCGGCATCTTATTACCATTAGCATCGACACCTATATTTTCAGTTACTCGGTCATGTATCTCTCCGTTTAACAACGTATTTAATTTTGATTGCAGTAAGTTACTCATGATGCCACGTAATAACTCTTGTTCTGCTGATGGAAATCTCATTTAATCACTTCCTATTAAAGTAACTGTTAAAGTAGTCTCTACTAATGTGTAAGCTAGGATACCAAAAAGGCTGTGCAGGCATACCGTAAGTCGTATACCATTTACCGTCTTTTTGGTAGGACCATGGTATCGTTTTAGCACGTGAGCCACCTGACCCTTCTGCATAGATACCTGTTCCCCATTCGATAAACTTTGCATGTTCTGCACCGACCGAAACAATACCTGTGTACCCACCATTTTCAAAGTCATAGCCGATACTATTCTTAAGTGCTGATGTATCGACTGGTGCACGTGTAGACGATTCATTAAACTGTGTCATCGTCGTTTCTGCTATACCTTTTTTTACATCTGCCTCAACACGCTTTTGAAACTGTTTCAAGCCTTTAACAATACTATTCATATACGACTTAATGGAATCTTTATCACTTCATGTTGTCCACCCTGGTCCTCTAAATCGCCAATGATACGATACTTCACATTTTCAAATGTTACTGTATCGGTTGACTTGATGTCAGAACCATAAGGGAGGTATAACTGTCGTGATAAATCTTTCTCCATATTTTTATATTTTAGTTGTTCGCTTGTTGATGGCGTGTCCATGAAACCTGTTAAATCACGTGTAGTTGAGACAGTTGTTTCTTTAGGTGGATAGACTGACTTGTCGATTGTCGTCGATGATCGTGTAACTGTGATGTTATGTGTATAGAACATATTAAACATATCTACCACACCATCTTTCTATGCTTTTTCAAAGTCCTGTAAAGTGTTGATGGTAGATTGCTATTAATCGAATAACTCACAGTACCCATGCTCTTGCTTGAGAGAAAGTCTAAATCAGCGTACTTAATACTTTTTGCGATAAAAATTTGCACACCCTCCGGAAAGGGTGCGACAAATTCAGCGTTACAATGTTCTTCTGCTAGTCCATGATAGATATCAACCAAATGCAACAACTTATCATCATCGTATTGTGTTGGTTGCCATTCGTTTATGCGTCTTACATCTTCAGGTAACATGTAATCACCTACTTCTTATCGATACGTTCGAATACATCAGTATACTTTTCGTATCCTTTTTGTTTGAGTATTTCTTCTTGAATTTCTTCAGCGCGTTTAACTGTAAGCTCCATGATATCGCCTACAGTTAATTTCACACCTTCCTTATTCAAGTTGACCGGTTTTTTGACTAAAAAATCAGCCATATAATCACTCCTTTACTACTTCAATAACTCGATTAATTCTGCTTTAGTTGCTTTCGAATCAAATTCGAGTTCTTTTTCTTTAGCTAATTTTACAAGTTCATCTTTATTTAACTTTGATAAATCTTGTTTAGGCTCTAATTTTTCTTGAGTTGTTACATTATCGTGTTGTGAACGTCTCAATGTGCCAATTCCCATCTAAATCACTCCTATGCTGATGTAATCTTAACTGCTTTAGCGTCATTGTATAAGTAAGCACCAAAGTGTTTGTCACCAGTGATTACTGTCGTTTTACGGATGATGTCACGATCAGTTTCTACTAATGTGTCACGCTTTAAGAATAATTTAAGCGCACCTTTTTTAACTAATAACGCTTCACCTACTGCTAATTTCTTAGTACGTACTACTTCAGCACCTAATAATTCTCCGAACACTCCAGTTGTTACGATTGTATCTCCTAACTCTGATGGACGTGTCCAGTTATCTGCTGCTGCTTTACGTAATGCACCTGCATCAGATGGATTAACGAATAATACCATCGGTTCTAATTCTTCGTCTCCAAACTTAGCGATAGCGTTGTCGATAGTATCGATAAGTTTCACATCTCCAACGTGTGCAACAGTAGTAGTTTTTGCTGCCTCTAATAAGAAGTTGTCGATTGCGTTTGCGATAGCTAAAGCAATTTGACGTGCTGCTTCTCCTTTAGGGTCTCCGATAGCTGCAAGAATTGCTTCGTCAGTCAACTCTACACCTTTACCAACTTTTTTGATCTCCATTTCTTTTTTTACAGCTTCTAAAAGGTCTAATGGAATTGGTTGACCTTCAGGAATTACAGTAGCATCACCAATATATTTGTATGCTGGCACTGAAACTTTATTGCCCGGTTGACCTACTAATGTAGTGTCTACATCTGCGATAGGTGCGAAACGAATTTTTTTATTTAACTCTGCTTGAATAATTGTTGCCATTACTTCAGGGATTACTAAATTTGTTTGTTTTGTTGTTGCCATAATTAATTACCTCACTTTTTTATTTTGATAGTTGTTTAAATACTTCCGGATTTTCTTGATATAACTTTTCTTTATCTGCGTAACTCATAGCGTCAAAATCTTGTTTTGATAACGTTGGGTTTCCACCTTCTGGAGGTGTGTAGCCTTTAGGTTTTTGCGATGCGAATAAGTATGGCATTGATTCTTTAGAAGTTTCGAATAATTCTTTAATTCCATCAAATACACCATCTTCTTTACGTTTCACAGTACTAGTGTCGATTAATTTTAAAAAAGCTTTTGTGTCCACAACTCCTTCTTTGAGTGCTTCAACTTCGATTGCATTATTCAGTTGTAATTTTTCGTTTTCTTCAGCACGTTGGTCACGCTGATTCTTTACTTCATCGAGTTCTTTTAATAGTTCCTCGTTCCCTTTAGCTTTCTCACGTACTGAATTTAACTCATCGTCACGATTCTTTATCTCACTATTTAATGTATCAACTTGTGACTGAAGCGCTTCAACTTCGTCTGCCTTTTCTTTAAGCGGACGCATTGTATCATGATGTTGATTTATAATTTGTGGGATAATATCTTCTGTAACACCTAAACCTCTTAAAAACTCTCTGTTCATATTTGAACTCTCCTTTTACTTTTTTTATTACGGTGGATTAAGTACCACCAGCGTTGCATGTTTAACGACATGCCTGTCAAGTGATGGAATACCACCATCGTGAGATAAGGATGACCACCTTTCTTCATGTTTATTGTCATAATAAATAGACCTTTTAAAGTCTTGTCTAGGACTGGTGGTTATTTATTTGGTACAAACAAATGATCTTCTAGCATCGTCACACCATTCGGAGTGATTAACACACTCATGTGTGGGTGATACATTTCTTTTAATAGACTAGAAATCTCCAAACCTGCTAAGCGTACTTTTTCATCAACATTTTCGTTAGATTCCTTTTCTCTTATTTTTTTCATCCATACATCTAAAACTTCTCTTTGTTTTTCTTTGACGCTATTTATATCTTTGTTACAAAGAAGGATACTTTTTTTAAGGTCATCCATATTGATTACTGTCACACCCTCTGGATACCTCGCTCTAAATTTCTCTTCGGACTCTTCTGTTGATTCAGCAATTTTCATATTACCCGTTCCGACTTCACGAAGTCTCTGCTCTTCTAAGTGTTTATGCGCAATCGCTAATTCTTCTTTTAGTTGTTTGTTTTTAATTTCCAAATTTTCATGATACAAAGCCTTTGAATAAAGTTCGTTGTACTCATATAGTTCTAAAGTTACTGTACTTTGCATGGTTATTTCCCACCTTTTCTTTTTTGGTTAATATTATTAAAACGGTCAATTACAATAATACCCATAGCAATAGTTAGAAACATTCCGAAAACAACCCCCGTCACATCTCCTTCTATCAAACAATCTACAACTAAATAAGCAGCAACGATAAAGAACAAAATATCTACGATTAGAAACTTTTTGTTACTCATATTTACTCCTCTCCCGTCATATCAAGCAATACGTTATGCTTAGCGCATTCTAATAAACCTAATACTTCAGTTTTATTCATGTGTGAGTATCCTTCTGCAATGACTTCGTTCTTACCTCTGATTATAACTACAACATCTTGAATATCTTTATGTTGATTTAATGCATCTTTCAATACATCCTTTACAGTATGTTTCTTGCTCACATCTAATACCCCCAACTGCCATCAGATTTTTTATGATAGCCATTCTCTAACATCTCTTTGAATTTCTCTTTATCGTTCTGTACAGAGCCTTTAGTTCCTTCTACATTACTCAACCATTCTTCATACGTCTGATAAGGTACGTTGATTGATTTACCATTCTTATCACGTGCTTTTCGTACAGTAGGCTTTAAGCCATTGACCGTATACAACTTCTTACATCTACAGTTGATGTTCTGCGACGCACTATCCTCTCCAATAAGTAAACGTGGTGCAGGACCTGTTGAAAGCCCAACATTAAAATTACCATCGCCATCTACTTCCTTACCGTCCATCATTTGATGAGATGAGCGCGTTCGAGTATCAAGTGTTGCGTCCCAATATCCCTCGATGTTAGCACCTAATTCTTTAGCCTGTTCTTCTGCTACAAGTTGTGATTCACTTTGTGCTCTGCCTACTTCTGTACGTGCGACACGTTTTGATTGTCTGGCACTCATACCAATGTCATTCTCGATGTCTTTAGCAATACCGTCATAACTCTTGCCATCAAGTACACCCGTTGTTAAATGACCACGTATACGCTTGATTGTAGCTTGTCTATGGTTTTCAAAAGTCTTATCTAGTTTTATCTTTTCAATAGGCTGTTCCATCGTTGCTTTAGCGTTGCTATACAGTAATCCATCATTTAAGAAGTTGATATCACTCGACATATCAAACATGTGCATGTGCCTGTAATAACTTTCTATCTCTGTGTTCATTTCTGATTCACGTATTAGATCAATAACATCACTATATGCACCATCGAGCAATTCATCTATCGTGTCGAGTGTCTTTTGTAGTCGATTGTATTTATTAAACTCTGTCCATGTAATGTGAGGGTCGTCTGATTGATATTTCTCGAATAGTTCTTCGAGTATGCTAAGTATCTCTTTTAACTTTCTAATTAGAATACGTGCAGTTTCATCCGACACACTTTCAATCATTTCATTAAGTAATTCGAGTATCTTCTCTTGCATTTATCTCAACTCCATGCGTCTCTATCCGTTCGAGTTCTCCAGCTAAATCTTTAACGAATGGATGATTCTCGACTAACGTTTCTTGCGAGATGATGTTCTGCGAAATATTCACGATTTGAGCTTTCTCTAATTCATTGACCATTGTATTAAAGTTGAATGTAATCTCCACTTCTTTATAATCTGCTTTAATATTATGATATTCAAAGATGAACCAAATGATTTCTTGTATCGCTATATGCGTCTTACGTGATAACTTTTTCGCTTTTAAGTCTAAGTTGCTGAATAAGAATTGCAATGCGATACCTGATGGACTGTTGCCGAATTTATCACTGTCGAAGTCGATACCCTGTGCTGTAAGAATGATTTTCTCGTGCAGATCCTGTAGGTAGTCTTTAGTCGCCTGTACTGGAATATCAATCTTAATCGTATCTACACCACCATCTTCATCGACTTTTAAAGCACCGTAATGTCTAAGCAGTCGCTTGAAGTCTGATAGGTCTTGTGCTTCATAGTTCTTTAGTACGAATATCGTTTCAGTTGATTCGTCGAACGTATTCGCTAATCCTGATAAACGCCTTTCAAATGCATCAACTAACGTCTTGTAATCTTCGATGTCGGGTGATTCAAGAGAGTTGTTCTTAAATGCTACGAATGGCACCTTACCCCAACTACCACCATCAAAATGACTGCTAGGATTAGTCTCTCCAAAGTAATAATCATATACAAGTTGACCACCATGATACATATAATGTGTTACGTCATTCTTTGTGTAATGCGATACACGTTTCACACCATCTAACATGCGCACCCAAATACCCTCAAGCATTTCTTCACGCTCACTATTTTTATAAATAGGGATAAACTGCTCAGCAGGTATACGCATTGTATTAACTTCGCCATCTTCATCAATATACACATGTAGATATTCCACACCTTTATTTGATGCAGCAGTTAGAATGTCGATTAATCTATCATCAAATCTATCTGTTAACGTATCATGTATTAAATCAACGATTTTCTTATCCTCATGTTTGATTGATACCGGGTTACTTGCGACATACGATACTTTTTGATCTACAAGTAACTTCTGATAGTTCACACTCAATTGATTGTGAGGTTTCTTTTCATCAACCACACCATCAGCGCCAACTGAACGCTCTAAACGTAATATGTCCGACCTGTTCTCGTAGTATTCTTGACCAATCGAATACTTATGCAGGTACATCTCATGTTCTCTTACTTTGCGTTGCAGCATTTCTCTATCTGTTTCATCTTCTCGCTTGATAAACTCAAGCATCTTTTCCATTTCTGTTGGTTCATATGGATACACCTAATCACTCCTTCCAAAGCCTGTGCCTCGTCTTTTCTTCATATCATTTTCAAATGCGTATCTTGTTGCATCTATTGTGTGGTTATCCACATCAACCAATCTCGCTTTAGGATTACCATCTCTATCTGTTTCGTAATCTATATTCTCAAATTCTCTTGCGATGTTTGGTGTACGCTTCGGGTCAATCACAATCGCATCTAAATCATCAAGCCATTTTTCTCCGTACTCAACTGAGCCTGGACCTTTCTTAGCTTGTTTAATGTTATAGATACCATGTTCAAATTTTAATTCATCGATATCTTTAGGAGATACCTCTGAAATAGTGTGATGTTCTTCTGCCTTTATTTTGTACATGTTTTCCGAAAGTTTTTTGTTACTCATCTTCACACCATAGATTTCTTCCATCGCGTAAATCGTATTGCGTTTCTTGTCATAATGCCATCTCACAAATGCTAACGGATCAGTAGCATAACCATAATCGACTCCCTGTCTGAAATTGTCGAACGTATTATATTCTTTATCAGGTATTTCTCTGAATTCAAGATTATCAAACGGTACAACACCACTACCGATCGCTTCCCCCAGGTACTCCCAGCGGTAACGCTTTTCATTCTTAATGCGCTGCGCTTCTGCTTCATCTTTGAACGCTTGTGCGATGTATGGATTATCTAAATACGTACTATGATGAACGAATGTATTAGGAGGTTGAAATACTGTTTCATACTTCTTATTAACCCAGCTTGTCTTACGTTTAGGTGGATTGTACGTAAAGAAAAACTTATAAAAAAGACCATTATCCAACTCTCCACGTAGCAGTGAGTTAGTGATAGTCGTAACTTCATCTTCTGTCTTAAATTCTGCCAATTCTTCAATCCATGCAATCGCATAGGGGAACTTGCTATCTTTTAAAGACTTTAGTCGTTCGGGGTTCTGTGCACCTCTGAATATTATCTTGTTCCCTCTAGGGATATACTGTATCTCTAAAGGCGACTTCATAACCTTAAACAAGTGGCTGACCTGTTGTTGCTCTATCGCCCACTTAATCTGCTCGTATACAGAAGTAACTAAAGTATTATCCACCTTACGAATCACAACTGCATTTAACGGATAACGCATAATTAACTGTAATATAATATGCGCTACATCTGATGATTTGCCACTACCACGACCGCCTTTGCAGATGATGTTAAGTATTGAGGGGTCTTTAGCTGCTTTCCAAATGGTATGGAAGTGTTTCGGAATTAAGTCTGATAGATTAATCAATGTCGTCATAGAACTGCACCACACTATTTACATTTATGTCTTGTTGGTCTGTAAATAACTTATATCTTTTACCCAGAAGTTCAGCTGCTTTATTGGCATCTGATAACTTTGCAGGAATTTCGACAAGCTCTGGGACTTCTGTTTTAATCGTCTGCTTCTTACCATCAACCCACTTAGATTCTTCTTTTGTAAGGGTAACGACAACTACTTCTTTCTTTTCACGTCGCATTACTGAAGTTAAATATTCGAGTACTTCTGTCTGATCTGCTATCGCTTCAGATTTCAACTCAGCCAAACGATTCTCAATATATTCAGAAATGCTCACATTTGCAACCAACTTATGCGCATTCCCTCTTGCATATGCTTTGCTATATCCTGCATTTATAGCAGCTTGCTCAATATTACCGAGTTTAATATATTCATCAGCAAACTTCTGTTGCTTTAATGTTAATTTCATCTCATATATCACGCCCTTATGCTAATTGCTTAATAAATTTTCGTACTAAAAAACACCCACCGGAGTGAGTGTTAATAATTACAATAAACTTTTTTCATTTCTTTTTATAAATTCAACAATATCCGTATCTTTATCAATCTCAAAATACTTAGCTCTATATTCTGTGCTAATACATACCACATCAACCCATGAAGTATTTTCTTTCTCTCTTCTTAAGTACTCAACTTTATAATGCTTGCCGTTAATCTCTAAAAATTCAGTTCTTTCCAATGTTCTTCTAATGATGTTTTCCATAATATCTTCTCCCTTTGTAATTAATTGGTACATTTACATGTACACTTTTATAATACAAAATCCACCCAGAGATTACTAGGTGGATTGTAACAATTAATCACTTTAGGAGATGTAAAGCATTTTTACTTTACATAAATGTATATTTCGTAAGACAGTGACAAGTGTTTTTACTTTACAGAAGAAACAAGTTATAATCGACTTCTTTTGCTATTTTATCTTTAGCTCTCTCATAGAATTTCTGTATCGAGCCTTTTGCCAGGTTCAATATTTCAGCTACATCTTGGAAACTCATTTTTTCGCAGTCTATCATCAAGAATACTTCAAGCTCTCTCTTACTCAATCTCCCTAAAGCATGACTTATACTATTATTCGCATCTTTAATATAATCATCATACTCATCGAATGATACTTTCTTGTAGTGATTATCATCGATTACTGATTCCAGGACTTTATGATCAACTAAATATACTGTACGTTTGTCGATGGCTCTATGCTCGTTTGGATTATGCCCTGAACGGAGCCAATCAATAATAAATAATTGTTCATTATACATGTTATTCAATATGTTCAATTCATTCATCACTGGACATGCTGCAGTCTGATTTTTACCTTTATTCTTCGCTTTGCTTTCCTTATATGCATCAAGTACGTCTTTATTCTCTAATTTAAATGATTCTATGCGCTCTTTTAGTTCTTTAGATGACTTTATATACTCTATCAATAAATCTCTCATATGAGCCTCCTAGCGTGATATAATATAGTTGCCGAATATATAAATCACGAGCCGAGTAAGGCTCTTTTTTATGAGTTTTTTTCATTCGTCTTATCAATCGCTCGCTTGATGTAGTACTCTGCTTTCTCCAGATCCTGAATATTGTTTTTATGCGGAGCTCGTGCAACATATTTAATAACATTAGCGATACTGTTTGCAACTACAGATGGATAATGCTCTATAACCTGTTCAATGAAATCAATCACTTCAATTTCACCGTAATTATAGTGCCCTGCTTTATTAATGATGTCGATTACTTTTTCTGATTGCTGAGAAGTATTTAATTCATTTTCTAACTTCTCGATAATTACATTCTTTTCTTTAATCTGTTCTTCATAATTCAATACCATTTCCGTCTCTTTTTCCTGGTACTCTTTAATCGTCGTATTAGCCTGCTTAACAGTATCTTGTAAATTTCTATTTACTTCACTGATTTTCTCGATTGTATCTTTGTGTTTTTCAAGTTGAGAATTAAGGTTTTTAACTTTATTATCAACTCTATCTTCAACAACCTTTTCTAATTTTTTCAGTTTAGCTGTCGCATCTTTCTCGAACGTCTCTCTATCACGAATCGCTTTCTTTTTATCTTTTTCAAGCTGCTTGATTTCTAAATTTTTTTCGACAAGTTTCTTTTCATACGTTTTTTTATCTGATTCTTTGTTCTCAAATAATATTCTGTATTTATCTTCTAACTCTTTAACTTGATCAAGTAACTTGTCATATTCAGACTTCTCAATCGTTTCAACAATTGGTATTTGACTTGCACCTTTTACAGGTTTCGTCTTAATTACAGGTGCTTCATCAAAGATAAGTCCTTGCTCTCGCTGAGCTTTCAGTTTTTTGAACTCCTTCATGTTCTCACTTCTAAATTGAAGTAATGACTGATAAGCAACTCCAATTTCATTTGCTGCTTCCTTCATGTTTTTAGTGTTGAAGATAACCTTATCTACTTCTTCTACAGTTAATCCTTTTAATGTCTTTCTCATGCCATTCGCTCCTTTTTTATTATTGAGGGACGGATAACCGCCCCTTTAACTTTTAAACTCAATCACTTTTATAATAATCTTAGCTTCTTGACTAAAAATCTTTCTCGTAACAATTTCATAAACTTGACCATCATCATTCCAAATATGATTGTTAGCTGCATCCATAACAGTTTTCAATAAGTTATCAATATCAGGTTTAATATGATGCGGTTTATCTAATAACAAGGTTCTTTTCTTCTTAGTCCAGCTTTTAGCCATTGGAATAAAGAAGTAAATCTCTAATTTAACAGGATCTTCAATTAGTAACTTCGGCATCTGCTTTTGAATATATTCTTTATGTTTCATGTAACTTGCAGGCATATATGTCTGAATAAATTTACCAGCTTTTCTGAATCTCGGTCTTGGTGATGGCATTGGTTTTTCAAAGCCTTTTCTATCAACATATTTAATCTCGAATCTAGTGACTGACATAATGAATAACTGCTTTCATCTGTTTTTCATGATACAGATATCGAACATCGACTATTTGTGCCTGCTTATTAGTTTCTAAATCATAAATGACATTGTTAACCTGTTTTTCAAAATCACCAAGTAAACTAATCACTTTAATCTTCATTATGATCACTCACTTTCGCTTTAATCATTTCAAGTGACTTCTTAACTACCCTGCTGAATTGATCCATGTACTTACTTGATTTGATTGTCGTCTTCATCAGTAGCCACTCTCCTGACGTTGATGATTAACCTTCATCTTCTTCTTGTACGCTTCAACTAGTTCATCGACAGTATAGTAAGTGTTCGCGAACATAAATGGAGCATACGCTAGGCTGACAATCACACTAATATCGATCCCGTTTATTACTTCATTGGTCAATTTACTTAATATCATTACAAAATTTGCTGAATTTAATTCAAAAGTTGCATCTATCTGTTCTTCAGCAAGTCCTACAAAAAGTGTTGATAATTGTCTTTCTGTATATCCTGTTTTATCTCCAACTTGATTCATTAGTGATAAACCGAACGCTAACATATCAGCAAGTTCTTCTAGCTGTAATTCTCTAGCTTTACCTTTATTCTGTTTCCAATTCTTAAAGAATTCTACTGTATTAACCCACTCAACAAATTCGATAAAGAATGCAGCCATTGAATCGCTAATATTCTTCGTTTCGATTCGATCATCAAAATTACGTTGTATTTGAAGTAACCCTACTATTTGTTCTTTAGATATTTTAATCATTATTCATACCCTCCATAATTCCTTTAATAATCGCTACTACTACACCCAAAACTATTGCTCCAATAACTACTGCGACTGAAATTGTTAGTATCCATAGTAAAAAGTTAATCATTGTTCATTCTCCTTTGTTTCATTTTCAGGTTGATAAGGCATCACTTCATCGATTGTTATATAGTTTGGATGTTCGTCTGCACTTACTTCTTGAACATCTACTATTTCTTTCTTTATTTTTACGTTGTCAGGATGGCTGTTCATTACCTGAATGGCTCTTTCTTTTGCGTGATCAACATCGTGCGCTTCTACTACACAAAATGGATGAAAGAAGAACACACCTTTTATAATCTCGAATGTTACTTTGTATATATTAGTCACAATCCCTCTCTCCTTTCGTGTTATTCGTCTAATATCATTAGCGATATGTTTTTAGTATTAAATCCCAACAAAGCATTATCATTACCTATACTCAAAAACTCTGCACCATCTAAATATTCCTTATAAATCTCTTTTACTGTTCTTCTATCGTTAATCTCTTTTTCTCTTAAAATAATCGGGTCATTATTTCCAACTAGAAAAATAACTAATTCCATCTCTCATTTCCTCCTTGTGATTTACTCTTCTGAACTTATATACTTTCCATCTCTGAATCGTCCTATTACGTCCTCACTTTTCAATGCTCTGTTCATTTTAGTTTTATAAAGTATTAATTTAAGCCATTCATTTTCAGGCCGGCTACCCTCTTCTAGCGCTTGCTGAAACGTGTCATAAATTCCGTAAGCTGAATCGTACGGTATAGAAAGTACATAATATTCTTTCTCGTCTTTACTCATCTCTCATTTCCTCCTTGTGATTTTTAATTTAGGGTACTCTAGGTTATTACTTAGGTTGGATCAACAACTCTGGATGCTCGTGAATGTTGCCTAGTACTTCTAAATTGTTGTCATTGTCATATAAATCAAACAAGCTACCATCGTTCCAATTTATGACCCAACTTCCTTGATAAAATTCAATGTATCCAATATTTTCCCAATACTTCACAATATCCCCCTCAAAAATCTCCTTACCATTCACGTCATGTAAGCCTGTTGATTGGATGAGTACTCTATTATCTTCATCAACCACATAGTTAAATTCATCTAGTACATGAATACCAAATTTATCAATTTCCATTGTGAAATCTCCTAAAAAACGCTTTTTCTTTTTATCAAAAATTCTAAACTTCGGTATCATACTTTCTCCTCCTAATAATCAAATAACGTCGCTTGCAATCCAGGCAGATAATTTACCTTCGTTTCATAGAACTTCTCCAGATCGTAGACTGTCTCAAACTGCTCAACGTATACTTCACCATGATTAACATCGAGTACGACATAAGCATCACCTTCTATTGTGAACATGATGCTGTTATTGTCGCTCGTCTCCCAATTACTGAATCTGTATTTATTAAATAATTGAATCCACTTTCGATACTCTAAGAATTTAATCATTTAAGAATTCTCCCAATTGCTATTCAATTCTTCGAGTAACTTCTGACGTTCCCTTTCAAGCTCTTCTTCATCGATGTCTTGTTTTTGAGTATTCTCCTGATTGATCCAGGACGGTGTCATTTCTTTAGATTGTGGCTGTTGATTATTTTTGAATGAACCACGTTGTCTTGAAGTCTCACGTTGCTCTTCATATAATTCAATCGCTTTAACATCCTTCAATCCTCTTTTTCTCCAATCATTAAGCAGAAAGTTAATAAACTTGTAATCATGATTTCCATTAAAAGCACTTTTTTCGATAGCTTTCATCATGACATCTTTACCATAAGCATCAAAATCATCACTGATTTTATTGATAGTCATCTGAGGAGGTACCATTTCAATATTCTGTTGATATGCGGTAAAAACGTCTGAGAAGGCGTTCTGTTGTGTTGTATTATTCTTTACTTCTTTACTTCTTAACTTCTTTACTTCTTCATTAGTTGTTACCTCTTTGTTACCTCTTTGTTGGTTCTTTGTTACCTCTTTGTTAGTAACATTGTTAGTTTCTTTGTTGGTCTTTTCTTCACGCGCTTGATAAAGCCCCCAATTTACAATGGTTATAAGCCTGTTAACCTTTGTTGATTGGTTTGTTAGAAAACCTAGTCGCTCAAATCTCGCAAGCGCACTGCGAACATTCTGCACTGAAATCCCTTTTCCACATTCATCAGCTATACTTTGCAGGGAAGTAACGAACTGACCAGGCTCTGTTTTATACTTAACTCCCTGATATTCCCACTCACTTGGCATGAAGTCTGCCATAATTAATAACTGTATTAATATCGCTTTATGCTCCGGAGTTGATTGTTTCCATATCGGTTTTTCTACTAAAGCACGATGAAGTTTTAAATAACCTGGTCTTTGCATTTACTTCATCCTTTCTCAGAACGGCAGATCATCGTCACTGATATCGATTGGCCCACTATTATTAAATGGATTAGTGTTCTGTCCTGTAGTTGTTGAAGATGTTCCATAGCTACCATAATTATTTGTGTTTGTTTGCGTGCTTTGTGCTTCATCCTTTTTCTTATTCAAGAAAAGTACTGTCGAATCAATATTATTTACGATTAGCTGCATACCATAATGTTTAACACCGTTCTGATCTTCATAGTTGTTGTTTCGCATTTCGCCTGCGACTGCCATTAAGTAACCTTTTCTAGCATAGTTATTAATAAATTCAGCTGTTTTCTTAAATGCGATACATCTAATAAAGTCTGCTTCGTACTCATCGTTTTGATTTTTATAGCTACGTCGTACTGCTAACTCGAAATTAATGAGCTCTGTTCCTGATGAAGTCACTCTGTATTCAGGATCCTTTGTTATTCGTCCTATGAATTTACAATCATTCATTTATAGTTGCCTCCTACGTAGACAGGTACACCTGCTACTTCCTGTATTTTTTCTTTAATAACTGCTGCATTAGAATTTGAGTTCGATAGGTGAATCAGATGTACTTCTTTTAATTGAGTAGTATCTGTCGCTCTTAAGAATCCTACAGCATGTTCTAAACTGAAATGCGATTTCATAATTCGTCTAGCAAGTCCGGGATGCAGTGAACCGTTCTGAACGTTATTCTGCATCTCTTCATAGATATAATTAACTTCAAGCATCATGTGCGTGATAC